ATGATTCAGTGTAAACGGGTGTATGATCCGCAGGAAAGCAGCGACGGCTATCGGGTGCTGGTCGACCGTCTCTGGCCGCGGGGGATTAAAAAAGAGGCGCTGGCCTGTGATGAGTGGTGTAAGGAGTTAACGCCTTCCGCTGAGCTGCGCAAAGACTTTCACGGCGAGGCGATCGATTTCGCCCACTTCAGCCAGCGCTATCGTCAGGAGCTCGACGCCCATCGCGAAACGGGCCTGCGGCTGGCGGCGCTGGCGCAACGCCAGCCGCTGACGCTGCTGTACGCTGCGAAGAACACCGAGCAGAATCATGCCCGGGTGTTGGCCGCCTGGCTGGCGGCCCTGCCGGTTACGATTTAGCCGGATGATCCCGGCGCCACAGCGCCCACTCGTCGAGGGTTTCGCCGCTGGGTAGTTTGCACTGGGTGCTGACGCCCTGCGGCGTTTGCACCGGCACCCGGGTGCCGCCGGATTGCTGACAGTATACCGCCGCGGGGTTGGGCATGCCGATGGTTTTCGTCGGCGCAGTGGGCTGCGGCTGGGCACAGCCGGCTAATACCAGTGGCAGAATAGCCAGTAGCTTTTTCATTGTTCCTCCCTTTCCTGAATGCCCGGGGATTTTAGCCTGAATCTCCACGTTTTCTCCATCTTGCCTGCACTTTTCCCCCGTAGAGTAGCCCTGTTCTCGAACTGACCAGAGAACAGATCATTCCATAATCAATGAGTTTTTCCCCGTCGCCCCCGACGGGGCTTTTTTTTGGGATTTAATAAATTGAAATAAAAGGATTTATTTCAAAAGTGTCCACATATCGACCACATTGACAAGAATAGCCCCCTTTCCAGGGGGCTATTTTTATACTGCAAGACTAAGTTGACTGTTCCCGTAATGAGAAGCCGGGAAAGCGTCGCCGGGGATAAATCCTGGCGGCAAAGGATCTGCACTGGTTGAGCGCTTCGTTACTCTGCGCTCTACGGTGTTAAGTGTCGTGAATGACTCACTGCATTCAAGATTCTGGCATTGATGATATTGCCGGATGGTGAACTCGCTTAACCGGCGGCTGGTGCGGGTGCGGGCGTTTGCGCCGCAGTAGGGACAAACAAACATGATGATCTCCCATAGGGAGTTGAACTCACGCCTATTATGGCCGCTACTGTTCAGTTTCTGCAATCCAGTCGCTTATTTTCGCCTCAAGCTCCATTTTCGTAGTAAATCCATTATCACCGATCACATGTTCCGCTCTGGCAATGATCCAATCCTGATTATCGATTTCAGGCTTAAAGCCCGACACGTTCAGATGCATACCCGGATATAAATCGGCGCGGCCGCGCGCCAGGGTTATCGAAAACTGTGCTGCGCCTTTCTGGAGCTGTATCCATTTTGCCGCAGCTGCGCGCCTGGCCGCCGCTTCGTTCTGGTAGGTTTTACGCAAAACATACACGTTACCTTCAGCGCCTTCCATGTAATCCCCCTCCGGCCGGCTGCTTTTCTCCTCAGCTTTTTTTCTGGCAGTATTTGTTTTGCGCTTAGTGACCTTGACCGGTTTTTTCTTGCCGAAATTAAGATCCAGCCAGTACGCCCGCACGCCGGTGTAAGCGTCGCGATCGGCAATGCGGAACCTGTGACGATCTCCGCTCGCACGTGTTATCTCAGCCGATGGCAGCGCCCTACCGGATGCACTGACGCCTCCCCCGGGCAGGATAAACAGCAGACAGCCATTTTTCACCGTGGCAATGGCCCCCAACATCTCCGCCATGCGCGTTAAAAACGACATGTCGCTCTCTTCGGTCTGATCCGCATGGTCGATCTCAATGTTGATCAGGGCCTCGCTAATCATCGGCTTCAGGTCATAACGCCGGGCTATGGCCGATACCACCCGCTCTACCGTCACATCATGCCAGGACACCTCCCGCCTGACATTCATCTCTTCGCGAAAATCCGCGCTGTGCGCGGTGATGTCAATAACATCCGGCGGCCCGCTATGCCCCACCTCGTCAACGGTGTAGAGGCCTTTGTAGATCAACGCCTCACCCAGCCAGCCGATGGACACCGCCAGCTCCGCACCGCGTGGGGGTAAATCCGTTACTCCGTCAGAGTCATCTACTGACAGGGTTAGCTGGTCAGCATCAAAACCGTTGTTATCTGTCACAGATAGCGAGGTGATGCGGTCGGCCAGTTCGGTCAGGGCAACCCCACCCAGCGTGATACTAAAATCCGGTGTCTTTACGACCTCACTTAATTTTTCTACATAGGCTTCGGCTGCTGTTGTCAGCGTGTCTGCTATCGACATAACTCCCCCGTTTTTTGCTGATGATTCCATGCCCGCGCGCGGGGCTGAATCCCTTTTTGTTGTCAGCGAACGGGCAGACCGGCAACCAGGCGACGCCAGCAGACTTAACGTTGAATATTGCCCTGAACTCAAAGAGCAACATGATGGTGAACTTATGTCTGAAACTCGTTTTCACGGCGTCCGCTCTCGTGAAAATACCGACCTACAGCAGGCAATCAATGACATTGATTCCAGCGTAATCGGTATTGTTGCGGTTGCTGATGACGCCGATCCGGAAACCTTCCCGCTCAATACGCCGGTTCTGCTGACACGGGTGCGTAACGTCCTCGGCAAGGCAGGTAACACCGGGTCACTTTACAAAACCCTCAAAGCCATTTCCGATCAGTGCAGTCCGCGCGTTGTGATTGTCCGGGTGGAAGAGGCTTCCGGTAACGGCCCCAGCCAGTCTCAGGCCGTTATTGGTGGAACAGATGGCGACAGCTACACGGGGATGTATGCCCTGCTGACGGCGGAGGCCAAAACCGGCTATCGCCCGCGCATCCTGGCGGTGCCGGACTACGACACTGCGGAAGTGACGTCACAGCTTTGCGTGATTGCCCAGAATCTGCGGGCTTTTGTTTATGCCGGTTGCAACGGCTGCGAGACCATGGCGGAGGCTATCGCTTATCGCAAAACCTTCGCATACCGCGAGCTGATGCTGATCTGGCCGGACTTTATCGCTTACAACCCCCTGACGGATGATAACGAAACGTTTCCCGCCCCGGCTTACGCCTGCGGCCTGCGCGCCGCTATTGATAACAGCCAGGGCTGGCACAAATCGCTGTCGAATGTTGTGGTGAATAACGTTCTGGGTATTTCGAAAGATGTGTTCTGGGCATTGCAGGCAGAAGACAGCGACGCTAACGAGCTGAACAACAATGAAATCACGACGCTTATCAAGCGTGACGGTTTCCGCTTCTGGGGTAACCGCACCACGGACACCGAAACCTACACTTTTGAGGTGTTTACCCGTACCGCGCAGATCCTGGCGGACAGTATTGCGGAGGCGCAATTTACCTCTGTTGACAGCCCGCTCACTCCGGCCAACGTGAAAGATGTGGTAAGCGGCATCCGCTCTGCTCTCAGCAAAAAAGTCACTGCCGGCCAGCTTATCGGCGCTGACTGCTGGTATGACACGCTGGACAACGGCACCACGGATTTGCGCCAGGGAAAACTGATTGTGCGCTATAGCTACAGCCCTGTCCCACCGCTTGAAGATCTGACGCTATACCAGACCTTTACTGATGATTTTTACGAACCGGCGTTCGCGTCGCTCGGGGGTGAATAATGGCTATTCCTCACAAACTGCGGCTTTTTAGCTGCTTTGTTAACGGCGACAACTATCTGGGAAAAGTGACCTCTTTCACTCGCCCCAAACTGTCACGAAAGGTAGAGGACTATCAGGGCGGTGGCATGCTGGGTGCGGTCGGTGTTGATCTCGGCCTTGAGGCTGGCGCGCTGGATTCCACCATTGTTTTTGGCGGCGTCATTAAGGCTCTGTTTCTCGAATACGGAGCAGAAATTGACGGCACGCGGCTGCGCTTTGCGGGTGAATATTTCACTGATGGCGAAAGCCAGCTTGTCGAGGTGGAGCTGCGCGGGCGATTTACTGAACTCGACGGTGGAGATTCAAAACAGGGAGAAGACACCGAGGAAAGCTACACCTTTAAATCCACCTACTACAAATTCTCCATAGATGATCAGCCCATTATCGAAATCGATCTGCTGAATTTCATCTACAAAAAGAACGGTCAGAACATGTTCCCGGACCGCATCACCTCTGCCCTTGGCATGGGCAATTGATAACCTTTAAGAGGGTGGCAAAGATGCCGCCCGGAGATTTTAAACATGGCTAAAAAAACTAAAAACCTGTTCACGCTGATGCAGCCGGTAGTTCGTAAAGAAAGTGAGATCGGTCAGGTGGAAATCACTGGCGCCGTCAGTCAGGCCGGATCGTTGCGCGGCCTGAATCTTATCCGCGTTGCCAATATGGATGCAGACTCAATTGCCACGCTGTTGACGCGAGTCACCGCACCTGCGCTGACACAAAAAGAAATCAACGAAATGCACACTCTGGACTTTATCGGCCTGGCAGAGCTTCTGGTCCCTTTCTTGAATCCGCCGGAGCCTGGAGCGTCGAACGTGGCGGAGACGGAGAGCGAGTAATCACCGTTGCGTTTGACCAGATAGACGATCTGGTTGCTGATATTGCCGTTATTTTTAACTGGCCGCCCTCTGAAGTTTTCGGCATGGATCTTGGCGAGGTGATAGCCTGGCGCAAGCGGGCGGCGCTTCGAAGTGGTGCCAGTGATGAAGAGTCTTGATATCCGCGTTGCTTTCAGCGCTATCGACAGATTTACCCGCCCCGTTAATGCTGCCCGCCAGAGTGCGGGTGGCCTTTCCGACTCCCTCAAAAAAACACAATCCACCCTGAAAGGGCTCGATAAGAGCAGTGCCACTTTTCAGCGAATGACAGCGGCCGTCGGCAAAACCGATCGTTCCATCTCACGTGCCCGCGCCCGCTTTGATGGCTTGTCAGAAGCGCAACGTAAAAACGGGACGCTGACGGAAAAACAGCAAATACTGATGTCGCGACTGGGTGAGCGGCTTGATCGGTTGACCGCAAAACGCGTGACGGAAGTGGCCCGCCTCCGTGAGAGTGCATCAGCCCTGCGCCAGCATGGCGTCATGCTTTCCGGTAGTAGCGCCACCATCGGTAACGCGATACGCCGCACAGAACAATACAACCAATCCCTTGAACGGGAAAAACGGCAACTTGCTGCGGTCACTCAAGCTCGTAAACGTTACGAGGGTGCGCAGCAGATGGCCGGAAAGTTGCGCTCTGGCGGTGCCATAGCATTAGGTACAGCAACCGCTGCCGGGTACGGCGCCGGACGCTTCCTGTCGCCTGCGGTTGGTTTTGATGAGGAAATGTCAAACGTCCAGGCGTTGACGCGGCTCGATAAAAGCGATTCGCAGCTAGCCGCCTTGCGTACTCAGGCAAAAAAACTCGGTGCTGAAACCGCCTTCACCACACGTGACGCCGCCAGCGGCCAGGCCTTTCTGGCAATGGCGGGCTTCACGCCAGAAGCTATCCGTGCCGCACTACCTGGCGTGCTCAATATGGCACTAGCGGGCAGTATGGAATTGGGTGAAACGGCAGACATCGGCTCAAACATTCTTTCTCAGTTTTCCCTCGATGCCGGAGAAATGGACCGCGTCAGCGATGTGCTGACAGGTACATTTACCCGTACCAATACCACGCTTAGCAGCCTCGGCGAGACAATGAAAGTTGTCGGGCCGGTAGCGGCGGGACTTGGGATTAGCCTGGAAGAAGCCGCAGCGATGACTGGCACGCTGGCGCGCGTGGGTATTCGCGGTAGCGAGGCCGGTACGGCAATGCGTCGCTCACTCTCCCGCCTGGCCTCCCCCACTACGGCAGCCAAAAAGGCGCTCAAAGAGCTGGGAGTGGAAACTGCCGACGCGAGCGGAAAGATGAGACGTCCGTTCGATATTCTTCTCGATCTACAAAAACGCGTTTCCCGCTTTGGCGAGGTGGATCAGGTTTCATTTTTCAAAGATATCGCCGGAGAAGAGGGTTTTACGAGCCTCCAGTCTTTGGTCAACGGCGCAGGTGATGGCTACCTTCAGTCACTCTATGAACAAATCGCTGAAGCCCATAAAAACCAGGAGGCGCTCGCCGTCGCTAACAAAAAGAAAGACAATCTTGGCGGCGATTTAAAAGAGCTGGACAGCGCGTGGGAGGCGTTTCGCATTTCTGTGGCTGAGACAGTAGACGGTCCATTGCGCAGACTGACACAGGGGCTTAGCCGGGTTATTGGCACTGTTCAAAGCTGGGTAGAAGAAAACCCCAGACTTTCACAAACGTTGTTACTCGCCGGCGGGACTGCACTGGCACTGACCGCTGTAATTGGCGGAATGTCATTAGCTGCTGGTTTACTTTTAGGGCCGCTTGCAAAGCTCAGGCTCGGGTTTGCACTGCTGTCCGGCGGGAGCGGCATAGGAGGTACGGTATCAGCGTTCCGCATGATGAGTGCCGCGGGCGGTAGCTCCCTGGCAAAAATTAGCGGATGGGGTGCTTTACTCAGCGGCCTGGTCGGACGCCTCAGCGTATTAACCAGATTGATGCTACCACTGCGCGGTGCGTTACTTGGCGCCTTTACCTCTCCGGTGACTGCTATTGGCGCCCTGTCAAAAAGCATTGGCGGGCTGGCACTGCGGCTAACCGGGATCCCTGCTCTCTTCGGCATTGTGAAAGGCGGAATTGCGGCGCTGAGTGGCGGCTTATCAATGCTATTGAGCCCAATCGGCTTAGTGGGTGCTGCGTTTGTAGCGGCTGGGGTACTGATCTGGAAATACTGGGGACCAATTAAGGCCTTCTTTAGCGGTTTTTTTACAGGCGTCATCCAGGGGGTCGCGCCAGTTTATAACGCATTTTCCCGGCTGGCGCCCGTTTTCGGGGTCATTGGGGATGGCGTCAAAAACGTCTGGAACTGGTTTAAAAAAGTATTAACGCCCGTTGAGGAGAGTCGCGAGGCGCTAAACAAATGCGCCAGCGCCGGGCAGACTTTTGGCGAAGTCCTGGGGACCGCACTTAGCGTTCTGCTTTGGCCCCTTCAGAAGTTAATGGAAGGCGTCGGCTGGTTACTGGAGAAGCTCGATCTCATCCCCGATGGCATTGAAAGAGCCAGGCTGGAAGCGGCCAGACTCAGGGCTATTCCGGTTATGTGGGAATGGGATGAAAAATCCGGGCGCATGGTTAAAAGGGAGTGGCAATGGTCATCTGAAAAGCCTGCAAGCAAAAGCAGTGCCCCGCCGCCCAATGTGCTCGGGGGCAACTCTGGAACAGAGCGGCGGCTGGACCAAATCGCGGATAACACTAAAGGCCTTTTAGATGAGGAAAAGCGAAAACGTATCGGGCCGGGTGACATTGTATTTAAAAATCTCCCCCCAGCCTTTGCAGTGCGTGGTGAATGGCAGGAATCGAGGCTTGTCCGCCAGTCTGTCAGCGCTCGCCCGGTTATTGCCGCTGGCGAACCATTGATAAAACAGACGCAGGCATGGCAACCGGTACGCCGAAATCAAAGCACCCACACGGCGGCTGCGGCTTCAGGTGGTAGTTTTCCCGGTGATATTCACGTCCATCTGCACGGCATTCAGAGCAGCAATCCGCGCGAACTGGCGCGACTTGTTGGCGAAGCGGTCCGCGCAGAAATTGACAAACAGCAACGCGCTGCCCGGGGTTCGTTCCGGGACCATGATTAACAGGAGTTATAGCTATGATGATGGTATTCGGGCTCTTTGTATTTGAACTCAGGACACTGCCCTATCAGCAATTGCAGCTGTCCCGTAACTGGCGGCACGTTAAAAATGATCGTGTGGGCCGGAGCGCAAAATGGCAGTACGTTGGCGCCGGTGAGAACCAGCTGACGTTGGGTGGGCTGCTGTACCCTGAAATTACCGGCGGCAACCTGTCGCTGGGTGCCGTCTCGACAATGGCTTACACCGGGCTAGCGTGGCCTCTGATCGATGGCGTCGGGTCCATTTACGGGATGTATGTCATCACGGGTTTGCAGGAGACACATCAGGAGTTTGATCGCTATGGCAAAGCGAAAAGAATTGAGTTCACGCTTTCGCTGCAAAGGGTTGATGAAGATATCAGGGAGGGTCTGCAAAGCTCCTCTGTCAGCAATCTGTTGACAACACTAAAAGAAGGTACAGATACTACATTGAATACGGCACAGAAGAAGCTTGGCGGCTTGGTTTCCTGAGCCACACTATTGTCATTAATGAAAGAAACTCTAATAGGCTAGATTTGACATGACACATGGATTACACAGAGCCAAATCTAATCTGATAGAGCGTTCCGTTTTAGAGGCGGAAGTTGTTCATTAAAATTAATAATGCAGAGTAGGATATTTAGCGTAATAACAGCGGGCTCGAAAAAAGAGCCCGGCACATTAATTTATTAAATGCCAATGCGATATATTATAAGTAATTGTCTTTGCGTATCATTTTTTTTGTAAGGACATCACTTCTGATTTCCTCAATCTTTTCCAACGGACATAACCATATAACCCCTCGAATGGAGGTGATTTTTTCTTTTATTTTTGAGAAGGCTGCCCTTGCATTATTATCATTAGAGAAAATAATGCACCCATAAATTTTGGCTGACTCCACTAAATGAGCATCTTTTTTTGCTATCTCCTTTATTTTGACCTCATTTATTACCTCTTCAATCTCCTCAGATAATGAGGAAAGATTATCCTTCGTTAAGATCGCCTTTTTGCTTGAGATCATCGATGACAACCAAGTTCTTGCGATTAGCGAATTATGTTTACGCCACTCTTGAAGGAGTTTTTGGCAAAAATATACTTCATTATTCCCAGATTTAATATCCGACAATAAATCACGACTGCTCTTCGACACAGGATGTTCTGATGCCCCAGCAGATCTTGCGATATCTGCGTCTACAATATGTCTATTATCATAGTGAGCCATAAATAGATTCCTCGACAGCATCCAAATATTGTTGCTCCGCATATAGCGATATATCATCAAAATCAGCAGGCCAATCTCCAAAAGCTCCAAACTCATCAGGAGTTTTAGTATCTATTATTGTTTCGCCTGAAATTTCATCTTGGGTGAACCAGTTTAAAGAAACTTTGCCATTTTCAATTTCCTTTCTGGCTATTTTCGTTTGGATGCCTCTAATTAATAAGGAGCTATGGGTTTCTATGATTATTTTAACTCCTCGATCTAAAGCTGATTTAATTATTTCTGCTAGTTTAAACTGAGCTTTAGGATGTAAATGCAATTCAGGTTGTTCGATATAAACATGCTGTCCTTTTTTCGCAACCAGTAACGCGACAAGGACAGGAAGCGTTTGGGATACTCCAAACCCTACATCTGCAACACTTACACAATCATCGTCTCCATTTTTTATCTTTCTGGATATATTTATTTCAATTGACGTATCGTCTGTTCTTTTTGTCTTTATCGAACTGGCAAGCCCTAAATAATTCAATTGTTTGACTAGTAGATCATGCTTATCCTTTTTCTTGGATTTACCCCACATAGATATAATGCTTGCTACATATTTTTCAAAGGATCCAGGAAATACATTTTCCGACTCAGCAATCTGATACTTTCTTTCGGGATTTCCACGTAATCCAGGAACGTGTATTATACTACGAATAAATTTTTCTAACTGATATGTAGGATCTACGCCAGCAGCAAAAAAAGATGCTTTTCTATCCGGAGACCTATATTCAGCAATAATGAAGCATTTCTTTTTTATAGTTTTCCAAATTGGTTTTATCTTCTTATTTTTTGCGTATTCATCCATAAAACCAAATTCTTTTTCTCTCCCCAACATCTCTTTAATCTCATCATGTTTCATTCTAAGGTTGAGGGTTACTTCATTTTTCATTTTACTGCTGAGCATTGACGACTCTTTAGGTATAAACCCCGAGCCTTTTTTATATTCATAAATTATGCTACATGAAGATTCGTCCTCAGTGAATGCTAATGAAAATTTTCTGTCTGTATTATTGTTAACTTTGGATAATATTTGCTTAGCATCAGTTAGTTTAATATTTTCACCATTTATTATTAGAAACCCAGAGTCATATTGTTTTTCTAATGTTTGTTTCAAAATTAGAAAAGGTTGCATGAAACTCGATTTTCCCGAGCTATTCGAACCAGAAAGGATTGTTAGGCCATCGATTGTTATTTCTTTTTTTTCGTAGATCGATTTGTATTTTTCCACTGCAATTTTCATTGTTATTCCCACTTCTTCTGACATTAGTAAACTAATACCTTAAAAGTTACAATTTGTAAAGCCTCATCAAGAGTATTGTTCGTGGAAATCCCTTACTAGCATTGAATTAGCATGCAGCATCGTAAGTTATGCTTCCATTAAGTACGGGGTTCGGCTCCTTGCACGAAGCAGACTGTCTAATTTGATTGTACGCTAAAGACTCAAACTGGCAGATCAGTTTGAGCCAAAATACATACTCGATACCAGCAAAGACGGTCATTACTGACCGTGTTTTTTATGCCATTCGTTTCCACAGGCAGAGAGTGACGTATTCGTTAGTCACATCGAGCGCATCGTTTGCGGTTTCTCGTTCGCCCGCTGCGTCGATATAAGTTCCTGCCGTCATATTGAGCGGTCCGCTCTTCTGGTTGTCCGTGCCATGTGTCGTGGTCGGATCCCAGGTCTCGCCGGGTGATCTGTCACCCGATTTGTGCCAGTGCGGCGGGAGGTTGCTGGCTGCGATTTTTACCTTATTGCTGCCGCCGGTCGCACCGTGCCCGGTACCAATGCGCACCACCCTGCCCGCAAAGGTATCGCTTAACCCCTCCCACGTCTGCCACGGGAAACGCTCAGCCGGGCTTTTTTCACTAGGAATAATGATTCCAGGATAAAGAATGGCGTCAACGATACCCTTAAATCCCTCGCCGTAACTGTCTAGCCCCAGATTTTCCCGTGCTTCCGCGGTATCGGTTAAATCTGAGAGGTTACTTTCTTTTTTCAGTGCGCCGGTAATGCGTGAATCATCCCCCGCCGCCACCGTTCCCTCCGTGGTGCCCACGTCCCGCGTGGCTGAACTCCCCAGCTCCAGATTATCCCGGGCCTCTTCTATATCGTTTAAATCAGCAAGGTTTTGTGTTCGTCGCAGATAGCGTTTATCACCCGTTTCCTGCGTTAGTGTGGCAAGCGCCGGATCGATAACAAGCTGCACGTTTGAGCTGTGCGTCAGCGTCAACACCAGCGTCAGAATGATCTCTTTGATAATGGAATCCGATTGCGCCGGGAGGTATGTCGCCGGGTATGTGCCGTAAGCGATGAGCGTACCCTTAGCGCTGACCAGCCCCGCTTCTCTGAGCGTTTTACCCGGATAATCCTGGCAGTTGATAACGATCTGCCCGCTGATAAACCCCTCATAGCTTGAATCAGAGTCAAAGGTTTCACGGCCAAACTGTCCAAAAAGCGCCGTCACCGCCGCCAGCTCATCGGGATCAGCCGGCAATGTCACGCCGCCACCATCGCCGATCAGCACGGAGGTAATATGCACAACCTCCCCCGCCTGATACGCGGCCTCGATTTCGGCGGCGCCCGCCGTGGTTAGTGTCAGTCCCGTGGCCATTATGCCTCCTCACTTTTTATTTCTGGCTCAATGCCGTACACGCTGGCAAGTCGATCATAAAAATCATCACTCACGGTCTTGTGGTCAGCATCGATATCGCCTTCATCAAGATAAATCACGCCAGCGATCTGAAGTCGGTTCAGGTGTTCCAGGAAAAACGCATCGGTCTGACAAAAGTCGATCAGGCTTTTTAATTGATTGAATGTTTTCATAGTTTGTTCGTTATCCAGTTGCCGGGTAAATCGTCGTAATCGTCCAGGCCCGCACAGGCATAAAACGCGTAATAGTGCGCGGTGACGTTCGGCACTTTGCCCATAAATACCAGGCCTTTGCCGGCGAGTAATGCGCAGCTCCTGAATATTGCCGTTGTGGTGACAATCTCCGGGTAACTCGCAAGATTAAATATCGTGTTAACGTCGCTGTGTAATGACGCGCAGCCGTCAAACAGATAACCCACCGTCGTTACCGCCGTGGTGTTGAGTAATCCCGCCCCGACGACTTCCAGCGCACTGCATTCCGAAAAGACATTCGTGAATACCGTGGCACTTATGCTGGCGGCAAAAAGACCGGCTGGCACTGAGCGCAGGTTTTTACAGCCCCTGAAAGTCTGGCCGTAAGAGGTCACCAGCGGGTTGCCGCTGAACAGGTTTTCCGGTATTTCCTCCACGCCGGTATTCTGGAACGTGGCGCCAAACGAGGTAATAAGCGAGCAGGACGCGAACAGCGTCGGCGGAATATTTACCAGTGAGGTGCAACCGTAGAACGTCGATCCGGCGCCGGACAGCAGAATGTTGTTTTTCAGCAAATCGCCAGGCAGTACCGCCAGTGAGGTACAGCCCGAGAATGTCAGCGTTAACGAAGTAAGATTAACGCAACCATCGAGCAGGCCGGATGGTAGCGCGATCAGTGCAGTGCAATCCCGGAATGTCGATCCCATGCCTTTCAGGGACACTATGTCGCTGAATAGTTGTTTTGGCAGTCCAGCCAGCGCGGAGCACTTTTCGAACAAGAAATCGACGGCTGTCACTTTGGCGCAACCGGCAAACATATCTCCCGCGAGAGAAACCAGAGAGCGGCAACCTGAAAACGTATAGCCCAGGCTGGTTAACGCGCTACATCCCCGAAATGCACCGTCCTCCACAGAAACCAGCGAAGTACAGTTTACAAAAGCGTATGTGAATGTCGTTACCAGCGCTTTCTCAGCAAAAGCATCAGCATCAATTTTCGTGAGCGATCCACAGTTAGCAAAAGCGTATGAGAAAGTGGTGACTTTCGCGCAGTCAGTAAAAGACGGGAGCGCCGTCAGGCTGCTGCACCCATAAAACGTACTGGCAAAGGTCGTCACCTCTACGCAGCCGCTGAAAATATCTTTCGCTACAGTTTCAAGAGAGCGGCAGCTGTAAAATGCAGAGGCGAATGTCTGCGCCTGGCTGCACCCGGCAAATAAACCCGCGCCGACCGTTTTCAGTGAACTGCAACCAGAAAAGACTGTCCCGAAATAGGTGACTTTCGACAGACCTGCAAACAGACCGGCAGGAACAGAAAGAAGCTGCGAACAGCCAGTGAATGCACCGCCAAAATGATTCGCTTCAGAACATGTTTTAAACAGGTTGGCGGGAATTGCCGTCAGTGCCGTACAATTCTGGAATACGCCGGTGAATGCGCCGCCCGGAACATCCGCAAACATATCAGCAGGCAAGACAAGAAGATTTTTACACGCCCTGAAGCTATAAGAGAATGTCCCTGCTGAACCGCATCCTGTAAATATTCCCGTGCCGATATTTGCAAGCATTGAGCAACCATCAAACGCGTAACTGAAATTCACCGCAGATACACAGCTGTGGAACAGATTATTGCCGATACTGATCAGGCCGGTGCAGCCTGCAAATACCGATGAGAAGTCGATCGCATCAGGCTGGTTTGCAAATAGCCCCGATGGAACCTCAGTAAGCGATGTACACCCTCTGAATGCGTCTGAAAAATCCTCTATCTTCATGCGAGAAAACAACGATGCCGGAATACCTGCAAGCGACGAGCAGTTGGTAAAAATATTTTTGCAGTTATTCACGTTTGGCAAATCGTCAAATGCTCCGGGACGAATAGCCATTAATCCGGTGGTATCCAAAGCGAACCCTGAAAGATGACCTCTTTCCCCTGTAACACTAATCAATTCCACAACAGGGTTCAGTTTCGAAGAATAGTTAGATAAACGGCTGCGCAGACAGGCGGTTTCCGTGTTCTTAACCGTGATGGTGTATTCCTTTCCCTGTACTAATTCACGTGTAGGAATAACCCAACCTGAAGCTTCACTGGCGGGATCGAAACGGTAGTCCCGGCTGTCAATGCCGTCGCCATAGTCAACCGTGAAACCCTCGTCCATATGAGCAAAGAATATTGGCCTGGTTGCACTGTCGATGCGGGTAATGAACTTCATTACCGCGACCACTTTTATGCTGATCACCGCACTGACGCCATTAGTCGTCGTAACGGTGATCGAACAGGTACCTCGCTTCATGCCCGTAACCAGAATATCGCCGTTTACTATCCGGGCGGTCGCGATTGTTTGATCCGATGTAGTTACCGTAAAGGTTTTATCTTCCGCGTATTCGGGGAGAATTGTCACCGTGACCGTTTCCGCGTCCCCGGGGGCCAGATTCAGCTCGTAGCGGGATAAAACCACCTGCAACGGGACAAAGCGCGGCGTGATTTTCTCCGTGGCGTACATGTAACCGGCCGCATACGAGGTTCCCTGAAGTCGGCCAAATACATGAACGGAAAACCAGCTGCGCAGATTCCTGGCGCGCAGCACCGCCAGTTTTAGATCCTGCTGGTCGTATTCCGTCACCGGCAAATCGTTCTGATACACGTTCAGGCGAAAGGTATACGGATCCCCTTTCGGGTTCTGATTGAACCATTCAACAATATCCGTCCCGAAAGGACTGTCCACCAGGGCATGACGGACGGCGGCGACCGTACCACGATGGCGGTGGATGTAGGGTGCGCGCTTGATCGCATCGCGTTTCTTTTGTTCTGACCAGTTAATATTCCAGGTATCAACCTGATATTCCCACGCCAGCCACGGCAGCAGCGCCAGCGGGCAACTGTCCGGATCTTTAACCCAACGGATCAGATATACCGGCAACCTCTCCAGTGCGGCGGCGCTGGCCCTGTCTATGGCCCGTTCCACGGCGGTGGCGTTGGGTGGCAGAATGCTGGCGGGATAATTAGCGTTCATAGTCCATCACCACAAGATTGATTTTAACGGAGGTGCAATGCGGGGCTTCGCCCATCGTCGCAACGACGTCGGCGACGGGTGAATGCAAATCGACAGTAACAACGCCGTCCTGATGCAGCGCCCCGTCTATGCCTGACCGTGCAGCGGTGGCGTTGATAAGATGCACAGAGGCAGTGTATTCGTTCAGTGCTGCGGTGGCTTTTTCCAGCACCGTGGCGGTGTCTACGCCATAAGGGACGTAAATATCAGCAACCACCTGATAACTCACGATCACAGCGGAGCGGACATAATCAGCCACATAATCCGTAATCGGACGCACGTCTTCCGGGTTTACCGCTGACAGGACTTTATCAAGCAGCGCCTGCGGGGCAGTTCCATCTCCGGTACGTGACAGCACGTAGAGAAAAACGCGTCCTTCCTGGTTATGGGTTTCAGGGCCATAGGCGCGCACATCGAGCACATCCGCATCCGCACCTCGCGCAAAATAGTGATAGGCATTTCTGGCGCCCGCCGTGCTCAGGCGCGCCCATGAGAGCAGCGTGCGGCCGCGCAGCGCTTCGTCGCTTTCATATACGGCGTCCGCCTCGTCGGTGGCTTCGGTAATCAGCAGGCGTTCAGTATCAAAATTCCCGGCGACCTGATCGAGATCCGCCCCCAGGGCGCTGGAAAGCAGCACTGCGCGCACGGCTTCATTGATGCGTTGCAGCAGATGGATCTCGCGATAGGTGAATGCCTGAGCCAGTGCCGCCATCGGTTCAGATTCCAGCAGCAGCGCAGCAGACACTGAAGCCTGAAGTTCCGCAGGCATGGCCGCCACGATAAGCGCCCTGATATCAGCCAGCACCGTTTCAAAATCCGGCACCTCGACGATATCAGGCTGCGGGATCTGAGATAAATCGACGGACGTTTGCACGCTAGCTCCTTAACCTGATGGTGTTGCTGGTATCTGTCATGGTTTCCGTGATAGTGCCGGCCAGTTCAGCAGTCACCGCGCCTGTTTCTGAAAACACCACATTGACGGTGGTCAGACTGATCCGCGGCTCCCACTGCGCCAGCGCAATAGCGGTGGCGCCCATCAGCTGCATGCGGGTGACGGTGTTCTGTGGCGCATCGAGTAAATCAGGTACCACGCTGCCAAAGTCCCGGCGCATCACACGGGAGCCTGTTGGCGTGGTGAGGATTTTTGTCACAGACTGCCAGAGCTGATCGTGATCGGTCAGCGAACCGGTGCCTTCCGGGTTCATCCCCGTGTAACTGGCTGTCACTGCGGGCCTCCTGTAGTACTCCCACCAGACTGCACGCCACCGTGTTTATGTTCATGTACGGTGATCCCGTTTGACTGCAACACGCCGCCAGAATGGAACACATCACCGGCCATCGTGCCGCCGTGGGTCAGTTCGAAAGTGCGCGTTTTGAGGTGTTCCGTGCATTCCACCTCCGGCGCGTCAAGAGTGACGCGGGTCTCTGCCTGGATATGCGCGGTTTTAATACCAGTCACGGACAGTGCTCCGGCATCGGCGGCGGCGTCGTAATGCAGGCGCGCGCCATCCGGTGCGGTGATGCTGATTTCCAGCAGGCTGCTGCCCGTTGGCGGATTATCTGCGCTGTATGCAGAGCCAATCACAAACGCGTTTTCAGGGTTGCCACCCGGGCAACCAATCCAGACCTGCTCCCCTATCGAGGGCGGCAGCCAGATGCTGAATGCCCCGGCGCGGGTGACATTCCAGCGGATCCATGTGGTCAGCAGCCTGCCGGAGCGAACGCGCACCGCTTTCTTGTCGGCGCTGATTTGCTCCACCACACCCTGGCGCAGAATGTTTTCCAGCAGGCGCATCAGTTCGGCATTCATGACGCACCGCCCAGACTGCTGATAACGGCGTTTTCCGTAGCGATCAGGTCTGCCGGGGTCATGCCCAGCAGTTCGCGCGCAGGGTACTGCGCGTAAGCGCCCGGGCCAACTTCATCTTGGAGGCCGTACTGGTGAATACGGGCAATGCGCGCGGCGATGCCATCAAATCCTACGGTGACGCCGCCCGCGTCCGGTCTGACTTTCATAAAACGCAGGGTGCGCAGGCGGGTAAACATCGGCGCTTTTTTTGTCTCTGTCTGCGTCGCTGATTGCGTTTTGATTTCCAGATAGCGCTCGATATCGGCCCGGTAGAAGGTGCGTATACCGCTGCGTCTCTCATCAAAGCCCGTGATTGTCCGGCCATATTTACCGCGCCCGCCCCGCCAGTTTTTCAGCGCCCGGACCTCATTATTCCAGACGAACTTGATCCCCTGCCGGGTGCGGTAAACTTTGCGGCGGCGTGCCGTGTAGCGCCTGCCGTCCGGGTTTTTCTGTGATGCGATGCGGCGTTGTTGACTACGGCGCAATGCCAGACCAATTTTGCGCGCAGTACGGGTGCGCCCCGCCGGGCTGACGCCGTCGAGAATGTCCTGAAAGACCTGTTCCAGCTCGCTGAACATCCGATCGCTCACGCTCCGGCCTCCTGAAGCATGCCTTCAAATACCAGCCCCCAGCCAGAGGCGTGAGGGACCAGCACGCGCGGGCGCGGCTCCGGCAAATGCTCGGCATACGGCACGCCGTTTTCATCCAGCTGCACCAGTACCCGCTGACGCACCGGCAGCTCAAACATCAGATCGGCGGTGTCGTCGTTGTTAATCAGTGTGGTGAATTTTATCTGCTGGTTTTTATCCGGGTTCAGCAGCAGATCGGGCTGATTAAACCAGAGCCAAGCCATCAGCGGCAGCGTGAAGTCGTCAATGCTCCCGGCGTAGTTCATGACGAACAGCACCAGAGAATAGCGATACATGAAAGACGGTGTTTCACCGGTGGTTTCAATGCCACCCTCTTCAACAAACACCGTCCAGGCTTCCGGGTTCGCCCGGCACCAGGTGTTTGCTTTCTCTATGGCGGCGCGGAGTGTGTTTATCTTCAGCATTTATGGCTCCTTTCGGGTGTTCTGGCGCAGGCTGTCCCACTGGCGGATCGCCGCTTTGTCAGCATTGCAGGCATCAAGCGCATCCATCAGCCTGTCGCTGAATATCGCCACCGCGCCCCAGGTCACTGGCTTATCCAGCGCCGGGCGTGGTGTCTCTTCGGTCAGACTCTCCGGGACGGGTTCACGGACCAGCTGAATGACCGGCGCGGGCAGCGCGTTTTTGCAGGCTGCGACTGACAGCGTCAGGCACAGGAGTAACAGCGCACGCGTCACCATTGAACGCGGCCTGCATTGCTTCACGTCGGTGCTCCCCTTCTGCATTACGCTGTTGCTCACGGACTTTCACCTCTGCCAGTAATTTGTGGGTCTGTATGGCGGTCGCCTTCACTTCCTGAATAACCTGGTCGTAACCGGTCGCCGTTTCGGTCAGCAGCTTGTTGCGGGTCCGGGCCTCGCTCAGCTGGTCGGTCTGCCACCAGACAGCAGCCAGAAGGACAAGCATCACAATCACACTGCCCGCCCTCATGACGGCGTACTCAGGCCCAGCAGGCACCAGGCTTTAAAATCATTGCGCCGGTTAACCAGGCCGGCGGAGCGCTTACCGCCCACATTGACGAAATCAGTCAGCCTGTTGCACATCTGCGGCCATTGTCTGGCCTGGGCATGCTTCCAGATCGTGGTCCTCTGCTTGCGTCCGTTTTTATCGGTGAACCACATCAGCCCGGTGCAGCCCAGATTCAGGGCCGCATCCGTCATAGCCTCAAAGGTGAGTTGCGGCATGTCGGCACCATGGAAATTGTTATTGATGCAGTTCTCCGCCCGTTGCAGATCGTTGATCCAGCGCCGCGCTATTTCCTGGTTGCTGTATTCGCGGTTTTCCACGCCGCCCGTGGAGCCAATGCCAACCGTCAACACCCCCGCCGTGCAGTAATAAGGCGTGCTGCGGCAGTCTTCCCAACCTGCAATTTTCTGCTGCCCTTCTTTCGATGTTCTGACGCTCCCGGGCGCCAGCGAAATGCCCAGAGCCACTATCACCGCAATCGAACATTTTTTGATGATGTTCTTCATGCAGGTTTGTCTCCGTGCAGTTGCTCCAGCAACTGCCGCTCGCGGTCCGACAGGTTGCGGGTTTGCGCCTGGCGGAGAATCTGCTCGATCAAATCGTTACGGCGCTGGCTGGCCTGCTCAATGCGGCGGCGGTGAATCGCCAGCCGGACGGCGGAAACAATCCCCAGAAGAAGGCCAGCCAGCGCCAGTTTTTCGCTGACGGTCATGACGCCCACGCCGGTCACCAGGGCGGATGTTGCAAACGCAAAATATTCGTTAATACGATCCAGAGTCATTCCCATAACTGGACGGTTACCCGTTCCACCTCGCTGGTTATCACGGGCATTTCGATCTCCTGCCCGGCATTCAAAAATATCTGGTTGCTCAGTCCCGGATTGGCTTCGAGCACCTTCTCCGTGACACCTGCGGTTTTGCCGTAATGACGCCAGCAAAGCTGATCAACCGTGTCGTTTTGCAGCGCCCTGACTTTCATCAGAACAGCTCCGCATAGATCCGGGCTTCTTCCCGAATGTCAGCGATACTCCAGCGCCCGTCCCGCCAGAGATCATCTATTTGCCTGTCCAGGGCTTCGGCGTCTTTGTCACCTTTTGGCGTGGTGCCAACATCCCTGTAACCCTCCAGTACGCTGGCGCGCGTGAAGGAGTAGACCGCACGCCGGAAGCGGTAAACTTTTGCGCTTTCGCCGTTAATCTGCTCGACAGGTTCACCGACAGAAGTCAGCAGCACAGAGGCCAGAGATTCCGCACCTTCCGCTTCCCTTTGCTTGCGCCAGTCCTTCAATTGATCCGCGACATGCAGCGCGGCCTCCGTTGCCATATGCATTAATCGGGATGTTGTAATGTCACCGGCGATGCGGGCAGCCAGGCGCAGATCGTGGAGTTTTACCGTCGGCCAGAAAGTGCCGATGGCAATCTGTGCGCCGCCGTCGTCCACGTCTGTCACATCACTTTCAGCAGGTCTGACGGGGCGCTGTGCGATAAAACTCATCGTCGTTTCTCCGGTAGGTCAGGCGGTGGGCGTCCGGTAAAAAGACCGCTTCACGGGCAGATCGCCGGGCGCGCCGCCTGTGGCGCGGGGCCAGTTCATTACGCTCAGGCGTTTACTTTGTGGCGGTTTTCGTTGTCTTTTTTGCCGCCGTTTTGCGGGTGGCTTTTTGAGTGCCGGCCGCCGTTTTCGTCTGCTTGCGCGTTCGTGTTGCTTTTTCTGTTGCGGGTGTTTCGGTTGCTGCTGTATCGCTGGATGAAGTCTCATCTTCCGCATCACCACTTGCCGCGCTGGTCTGCGGCGCCTTTTTCAAAGCGCTGACCAGAGAAGCGATCTCCCGTTTCACACCGGCACCCGGGTTCAGGCTCATGGCTTCCCGGAAGAGTTTCAGCGCTTCGCCTTTGGTTTCCGCGTCTTCCGTGTCGCGACGGCAAAACGCCCTCACCTTGCACAGCTTCGCGCGGACCTCATCCGGCATATCACTGTCAGCCACAATTTCGGCCAGCTCGTCCAGCATGGGGATATAGCCTGACAAATCGGCTCCGGCGTCCGTGGTGGCGAGGTTCAGAATGGGATTGCAGATTTCCTCGGCCAGTACCGTGGGTGCCGGGCGGCGATAGTTGTCATCCGGCATGCTCAGGCCATGCTTAACGACATAGCGCCCGATACGCAGCGCCAGCGCATAGTCGGAGCAGTCCACCGCCCACACCATCAGCGTGGTGATGACCGGATCCGCGCGCCCGCTGTCGCCCTCGATCGTGCCGTCAATCCATCCCTGAAACTCAGGAAGGATGCTGGCCTTTACAGCGGCCTTCGCCTGGCGGGACTGGATTTGGCTTAGCGAAGATTTATGCATATGCAGGCGAAAGAGGATCTGCTCATGCGCGGTGCGCGTCTCCGCGTCACGCTCATCACTGATGCCCCGCCTCTCTGCCATGACCTTCTGAAAGTGTCTTTGTGCCGGTGTCAGCATGGGTTCATTCTCCTGGGCGGGCTTGCTGCCCGCCATGTGATGGGGATTATCAGGCGAATGTCACGCCGTCGATCATGGCAATCATGCCGTACTCTTCAATGACATAGTCATCATTGCTGGACTGGTAAGTCGCCACGCGGTTGTAGTGCGGCTCTTCGCGGATAGAGCGACGCAGGGAGCCTTTCTGGTAATACACAGAGAGGTTTTTCAGGTTGGTGATGAGCACGACGTCTTCAGGAATGCCCGGGACAAAGACCGTCGGCAGGCCGCCGATCTTTTCCTGGCTGACAATGAGCTGCGCGGCCAGAAGTTCGGTATTCGGATTGGTCTGGCTGAGCGCGTTCACTTTCGGCAGGTTCACTTTCAACAGCAGATCGGACGAGAGCACAGTCACCAGGCCGGGAGCGCGGCGGAACCAGGGATCCATAAGGCTGTGGCGCGCATCAAGCACGGCGGCGTCAATATTGCCGTATGTGCCAGACGCAATCACCGAGTTATTCTCATCACGGGAAGTCAGCGTGATACTCGGCATAATGCGCTGCGGCGCTTCATTGCGGATTTTTTGCAGCCAGCCAACGCCGCAATCCTGCAATAACGGGTAGGTCGTGCGGTCGGAGTTTTCAGAGTAATGCGTGCCATTAAAGCCAATCATCTGGCGATCCAGCCCCAACTGACGAGCCATCGCATTACTGATTAATGACTGAAATTCAGGGTGACCGGCCCACGCGTCCAGCTCCGCATATGAAAGCGCATAGTCATAGTTGGTTTTGCGGCAGTGGTAGTTCTGCGGCTCTTTGTTATGGTTCGGTGCAGGGTTACGGCGGTTGGTGCCGTCCGAGCTGTTATTGGTGCTCGCCATCGGTCCCTTACTGCCAATTTTTACTTTCTGCCCTTCCTGCTCTTTAACCCCAAAGTGGTTAACCAGCTTCATGAAGTCATCCGACTCCATGGCGGCCTGTTCCAGTTTTTGCTGGATAGTCGGATCGACGCTGAAACGATTGGCAACGGCTGAGGGTGAGACACCGTTCAGATGTGCCTGGCGCACAATGTACTTATCAAATAGTTCGCGGGTCTGGTTTTCCATGGTTACCTCTTAGAAGTCTGCAAGCTGCGCGCTGCTGTTGCCGGTTGCCGCCGGTCGTGCGCTGTAATTTTCTGCGGGCTGGAGCTGAAGCTGACCGCGCAGCTCGTTAAGTTCGCTGGTCAGTTGCTGAATGGTGGCTTTATCCTGTTGGCGGTCCTGTTCCAGGGCACTGAACCGGTCAATCTGGTCTGCCTGAGATTGAGCAACGGCTTCAACAACCTGATGCAACTGACTGAACCGCTGATCGTCGGTTTTCTGGCCTTTACCAAGGATGCCCATCACGCGGTTGAACCAGTTGACGCCCTCCTCGCTGCGATGAGCGGCCAGTTCGATCACTTCAGCTTCAAGCGCATCAGAGAACAGCGGCGCCTCGATCTGCTGGTTATTGAAGGCCATCACCTGCGCGCGCTGCTGCGCGGCAAATTTAAGGCGCTCAGTCCCCAGACTTGCCGGGGTGTCCGTCATCGCCAGGCCGACCACATACGCCTTACCGTTAAGGGCAAACTGCGGATGCAGCTCAATACTGGAATAGATTTTTTTTCCTTCATCGGTGAGCTGCTTCATTCGTGCCGAAGCGTCGATCTCGGCATAGAGCGCCGTACGACCGGCCAGCGGCCCTTCGGTGATATCCTCCGCGCTTAAAGCAACAACATCCCCCATGGCGCCAAAATTGCTGTCAGGAAGCATGGAGAGATAGTGCTCCACGTTCACGCGGGCGCCGTAAACGGCCGGGTTGTAGCTCGCCGCTGCATCGCGGAGGTGCTGCGGCTGGATCTCGCGCCCGTCAACGGTGGCGCCGGAAACCGCAACGCGAAACTTTTTGCGGGCGGGTTTAGTCGTGCTGGCCATGTCGTTTTATCCTGTTGATTTATGTCAGTCGCTGCATCATCGCAGAGCCTGAAAGCCCGGCGCCACGCGGTTTTGTTGTCGGAGAACGGCCAGACCTGAAAGCCCGAGCCGCGGGGATCGCGCGCAGGTAATCTCCCTGCTCAAAAGGGGGAAGTGATGATTCAGGATGTGTTTATTCGATTGAGGGCAAAGCAGCTCTACTGGCAGGGTTACCCGCCCGCCGAAATTTCGCGACTCATGGGCATCAACTCAAACACGGTTTATTCGTGGAAAAAGCGCGACGCATGGGATGACACAACGCCCATCAAACGGGTGACGCAATCCATTGATACCCGTCTCTGCCAGTTGAGCGCGAAGGACAATAAAACCAGTGGCGATTTCAAAGAGATTGATCTGTTAACCCGGCAGTTGAAAAAGCTAGATACCGGGCAGGCCTCCACTATCACCGGCGTAAAAAAAACCAGTCGTCGCAAGAAGAAAAACCACTTCTCCGAGGAGCAGATCGAGGCGTTGCGCTTAAAAATTCTCGACTCTCTCGCATGGCACCAGCGCGGCTGGTACGAACAACGAGATCAGCGTAACCGGATGATCCTCAAATCACGGCAGATTGGGGCAACCTGGTACTTTGCCCGCGAGGCATTGCTGGGCGCACTGAGAACAGACGTTAAGCACGACTACCAGCGCAACCAAATCTTTCTGTCAGCATCACGAAAGCAGGCGCTACAGTTCCGCAACTTCATCCGCAAAGCGGCTGAAGAGGTGGACGTCGAACTTAAAGGCGGCGAGCAAATCACGCTGTCAAACGGCGCAGAGCTGCATTTTCTCGGTACGTCGGCGGCGACGGCGCAGTCGTACACCGGCCACCTGCGATTTGATGAGTTTTTCTGGACAGGAAACTTTATCAACCTGCGCAAAGTTGCCGGCGCCATGGCAACGCTCAAAGGCTTAACACGCACGTACTTCTCCACGCCATCCAGCGAAAGCCATGAAGCCTATCAGTTCTGGACCGGCGATCGATGGAATGCGAAACGGCCTAAAGCGCAGCGCGTTGACTTTGACGTTTCATGGAAGAAAACCCATAGCGGCGTGCTTTACCCGGATAAAACGTGGCGGCAGATCGTCACTATTCAGGACGCTATCAATAACGGCTGGGACTACACCGACATTGATGAAATCCGGGACGAAAACAGCCCTGATGAATTTGAAAACCTGTACATGTGCGAGTTCGTCAAAGACGGCGAAAGCGCGTTCAATCTTAGCCAGTTACTGGGGTGCGGCGCTGACGGGTATGACGACTGGCCCGACTGGAAACCGTTCGCCAGTCGCCCTATGGGGCAACGTGAGGTGTGGCTGGGCTACGACGCCAACGGCGGCAGCGGCAATGGTGATGCCGGTGCTCTGTCCGTGACGGTCCCTCCCCTTGTGGCCGGCGGCCGGTTTCGCACGGTTGAATTGAAGCAACTGCGAGGGCTTGAGTTTGAACAGCAGGCGGCGGTCATCAAAGAGGCTGCCGAGCGCTACAACGTCACTCACATCGCCATTGACGGTCAAGGCGTCGGGGAGGCGGTCTGGCAGATTGTTAAAAACTGGTTCCCGGCGGCTATTTGCTACCAGATGAGCCTCTCTTCCAAGCGCGCCCTTGTCCTCAAAATGTTGCAGGTCATCCGCGCCGGCCGCTGGGAATATGACCGCAGCGAGCAGGGTCTGGTCAGAGCCTTTAACGCTGTTCGCAAAGTTGTTACGCCCGGCGGTTTCATCACTTACGAAACGGACCGATCGCGCGGCGTAAGCCATGGTGATATGGCGTGGGCAACCATGCTTTCGATTATTAATGAACCGTTGGGCCAGGAAAGTGGCGGCGGTGGTTTCGCAATGGGATGGTAACTTTGAAAAAGAAATACGGTAAAAAGCCGATAGCCAGCACCGCCGGCACTGACATTGTGGAGTCACTGAAGGCCGATCCCGCGTTGACAGCGTTCAGCTTTGACGGCCCTTATCCCGTGCGGGATATGGCCGATTTGCTGGACAATCTCTATTGCATGGACAACGGGCGATACTATGAGACGCCAGTAGACTTTTACGGACTGGCTAAAGCTCCGCGTCAGAGCGCCTGGCATGAGTCGGCGTTGTATTTCAAACGTAATGTGCTCACCGGCTGTTTTATCCCGCACAAACTGCTCAATCGCCAGACCTTTTCCGCGTTTGCGCTGGACTGGTTCACGTTTGGCAATGCCTATCTCGAATTGCCGCGTAATCGCCTGGGCGGCCCGCTTCCCTTCAAACACTCTCTTGCGAAGTACACCCGGCGTGGGAGCACAGATCTCGATCAATACTGGTTTATCCGGCGCTGGAAAGAAGAGCACACATTCAAATCAGGAACGGTTTGTCACGTTCTGAACCCTGATATTAATCAGGAGGTCTACGGTATGCCGGAATATATGGCAGCACTGCTGGCCGCCAGCCTGGCCCACTCCGCTGACATGTTCCGTAAGTTGTACTACGACAACGGATCGCATGCTGGATGTATCGTCTATATTGGCGCTGGACAGGTTGACGATAAAAGCATGAAGGCAGTCAAAGAGACGTTGACCGGTGCACGTGGGAAAGGCGCATTTAAAAATCTGCTGCTGCATGCGCCAGGCGGCGGCAAAGACGGCGTACAAATCCTCCCCTTCCAGCAGATCACGGCGAAAGATGAGTTTATCAACATTAAGAACGCCACACGTGACGACATACTCGCAGCGCACCGTATCCCGCCGCAGCTGATGGGCGCCATGCCAGAGGGAAACGGATCATTTGGGGATATCGAGAAAGCCGCTCGGGTCTACGCTATCAACGAACTGACACCCGTGATGGAAGCGCTGAAGGTGGTCAACGAGTGGATCGGAGAAGAAGTGATCCGCTTTAACCCTTACGCATTGCTTACCCCTGAGAAATAACCGCCAGAAAAATTCAGTTTCTTTAAACAACATCAGCCATCTATAACAGGCCAGCGTTTTCGCTGGCCTCATCTTTTCTGCTTAAAAAATCCCGCATCAGCTGCCCTCTACGCATCGCTGCTTTTTTCCTGCGCGAGGCATGCCTCTACCTAAAATCACCGCTCACCGTGACGCAGAACCCGTGAAATTGCGTATTCTGCCGCCTTCCCTACCCTGACCCGCTTGCGGGGGCTTGCCCCCCGTCACCTGCGCATAACGATCCTTTCATTTTTCGTGCATTCACAAAAGCCACCACAGACCTCACTGTGCCTAGAGTTATAGGAGATTAAATGCATCAAAAAAATCATGCAGTTTAGTTCAAGTTCGTGCCATAGGAATATCTATGAAATGAATGACCGCGTTCAAATGAAATATATTATTATTGTATTTATCAGATACAAAAAACAACGACGAAGTAAAAATTTTAATGTTAAGCAAGGATATTGAACCTCACACTTAACCCACATATAGAATTTACTCTTGTGCTAAAAATCAAGTTGATTTTTTAGCACAAGAAATTAAATAAAAACCGTATCCAGAAAATTATTCTGGCCAGTCCCAATCAATATATTGCTGTAACTGTTCCGTAAGCTCTTCTGAGGCTGCACCGTCAACATGATACGCATGATAGCTATATGTTTTATCTATACGTATATTAGAAAAAATTGTTGCCTTATAAGGATCAAAATCCCCTGTTCTTGCAATACATTGAATATCGGTATTAATTGTCTTCAACCAAGTAACCATGATTGTTTTTGCGCCAGTTCTCTCTATATATTTACGAGCTGCTTCCAAAGACCAACCTTTAGTGCAAATATCATCAACTAGCAATACCGTTTTACCCGTTCTGAGTGGTGCACTTTGGTATACTCGATTATAATTTTTAGTTGGGAATTTTTTCAATCGGATAGTATTAAGTTGATTATGGTGGTCAATAGCAATCCCTCGCTGCCTGGCTGTCTGTGATTTTATAGCATCACTATGCCTTTCAATTAAGTCATGTAAATATCCCTTATTGAAACATTTACCAAATGTCATTAAGTCATCATTCATTTTGTCATTACCAACCCCGACTTTATGGCCAGGGTAGGCTGCAATGAAATCGATACGTTCATGAATACCAGTGAAATACATACTAGTTACAAGTGCGCCCAACCAAAAATCAACGTCACCATGCCCAAACTTAGCTGCTGCGCGCGCATTTTCAGAGTATTTTTTAAATTCTGCTTTAAGGGTACTAAACGGTGCAAGTGCATAGTATTCGAAATCCCCATCTTTAATTTCATGACTCCAAAAGTGTTCACGCAGACAGAGTGTATCAATAAAACGAGCAAGTTCCTTAGGTTGGCTGAATTCAAAACCATAAGTGGTGTTATTACTGTACCAAGTGGCTCGTAAAAATAGTATTTTACCATTAACCGCCGTACGCATATCGGCTTCACCGCTACCGATATATACTGTTTCATTCGGTTCCCAACCCATTTGGTCCAATACATATTGTGTTGCAGCAGAACTTGGTTTGAATGGTACCTGCTTATCGCGGTGTGGCGAGAATATTACGAGGTCTTTATATTTACTTTCTAAATCATCAAAAAAATTTTTTTTATTTCCCTCACCATCAGTAATAGTCCAGTTTCGATTAGAAAGTAAAACAGGGGTAATTCCTCTCAAGGAAAAGAATTTTATAAGTTTCTTAACCTCAGAATACACATCAGCTTTAATTTTACCAGAATTAACAAGAGTATCCTCTGTACTAAGAATTACTCCTTTAAGTCGTTTAGCTACCATTATTTCTCCTTACAAATCCATTGAGATTTGGTCTTGTTTGTCTAGCGTGTTTGTTGACCTACCTTCTTCTGGTTGTTTTAAAAACTCTATCAACTCATTTGTTTGAGTTGGAATCTTGAAAATCTTCCCACGAAAATATGATCTTACCGTGTTTATTTCAGCATTTTCAAGATCTGAGTCATATAGATAAAGCATAACCAGAGATCGTCCATAATCCTTCGTAAAATTAACAGTGTGCGCCGTACCACTCTTAATATTCCATTCAACTGGCACTGTAATTTGAGCCAGACTTGCCTGAATTCTATTACGACGAACAAAGTTTTGCGCGCTATAACTTTGACCTAAAAGATATTCCGTTACTATCGCCCCACCATTTGCAACAATTAGTGTTCTTAACTCCTCAGATCCTCGAGGGTAATTATTATTTATGCCTGTACCTAAAACTGCAATGGTAGGTATATTAAATTTTATAGACTCGATATGTGCTTTTTGATCAATGCCATCAGCAAGGCCACTGACAGATGCCATTCCTAAATTGGCCATCGCTGAAACAATGTATTTTGTTAACCAAAAACCATCTTCTGATGATTTCCTACTACCAACTATTGCAACTGATGGTTGATGAAGTATTCGATAATTACCTTCAACAAATAACCACAAAGGCGGTTCGGGAATAGACTTCAATTGTTGAGGAAAAATCTCTTGGTCAAAAAATAAAATCCAGATATTTTTTTTAGAATATTCACGAGCAAGTTCAATCCCTTTATTCCATAGGTTAAGTTTGAACTGCATCCACGACTCATGAGACTCTTTGATTGAATCATCAAGTTTATATCGAAGCATTTTCTCAAAGTAATCAATGTCGTCGGTTTTAATTAGTTCACGAAAACTAATTTTTTGCGCTGCAACCTTATATAAAACTCTAAACCCAACACCATTTAATGATTGCAATGCCAAAAAAGCAACCGTTTCAGCCTTCCAAAAACTTTGCTCCTTTTCCATTTTTATACCTTTTTCTAAATAAAACTATTCTCTATTAATCCGAAGAACAGCCATTTACATTCCAAGACAGTATTTATCACCAGTCCATCTTATGTCAATCTTGCTGATTTTATGAAAAAAAGCAAGAGAAATAAAGGAAGAAATAACATCATTGAAAGAATGTATCTATCTCTTTTTTATCAATTAATTTTTGTAGTTAGCACTGACATTTCCTTGTGTGTTAAGTTCATGTTTTGTTTGTGTGGACTCGTGTACAATTTCTGGCCTATGGTTAATCTTCTCTTTTAGCTCCTCATCTCTCTGCTTTGGCGGTTTCAAATCTGCGGTTGCCTTTTTCTTGAGATATTCAACAACCGCAGCTGCATAGTTTTTCGCCCGCTGTTTCGCTTCGATCTGTAGCTGCTCGCGCCAGCGCTACTCTGCCTCTTCCGGCGTCAGTCTCATATCTTTCGCGGCGTTAATTTTTGTCCCCCACACCATAGCGGTTTCGTCATCAATCGACGTGCGCATGGCACGAGCGGTACGCGTGAAGGCTTGATCTGAGCTCTCGCGGGCGGATTTTCTGAGCCTACTAGTGATCTCCTTCCTTTGCTGGCGTGAATATCGCCTCAAAGCATCGATATTCAGCGGAAGTTCTGTCACTCAACTGTCGTCTGGCACGGTTTTATCAACTGACACCGCCGTTTTTGACGGTGGTTTTTCGTCTGATTCGGTGCGGCCCGTACAGTTATTGACAGAACTCCAAGGGGCCGCGTCGCGGCCTTCTAAGGTCAAATTCTCGACCGACGATGGCTTATGCTTCGGTACGATTTTGTAATCGTTGGTGCGAGTATAAATGACCGCTTCACTGATCGTAAAAGGACAATAGACGCCGGTGATTTTGGCGACTGTGTCACCATAATCATTGCCGTTTTCGGTGTATTCGTAATGGAGGCGCACGCGCAGACAATCACGGGTTACAAACGGGCCGCCCTGGGCGTTGATGTATCCCGGCCAGTCGGGCGCATCAGCAGCAGCGCGGGCAGCTTCAAGTTCCGGGTGCAAGACAAGCTCACGACTTCCTAGCCGCCGCAGCTCCCGCCAGGTGGATACAGGCGCGCCACCAATCTGCTGGAATTGGCGAATACTCCAGCGCGAAGCCCACGCCCGCACGCGCTTTGCCATCTCTTTAACGGGCTTGCCTGACTCGTGATCAAACTCGCCATCCATTCCATAACCGTCGATATTTTTTGAGATGTACTTCGCGATGTATCCCGTTGCCGATCCAAACTCTTCATCAATTAGTTTGGCAGTAAAACGATACTCAGCCGCGCCGCGTTCGTTTCCATCCTCCTGGAGGGCGTACTCATGAAAAATATCAGTGGCAAGCTCCACCTCTTCAGGGCGGAGAAATAACAGCAGGTGCCAGTGTGGTGTTCCGTCGTGATGTGGTTCGGCTACACGAAAACCAAATGTGCGGATGCCTTCCCTCCCCCATTTGGCGCGGACACGCGACCAGACGTTGCAAAGGTACTTTTGAGTTTTGCGTGGGCTGGCATTGCAGTATTTATCGTTGCGCTTGCCGGAATGCACATGCGTGGCGTGATAACGTGACGGTGCGGTCAACGTGTAGAACATGCCAACCAGTCCCATCTCGTTAGCCATATCCTCAAAACCGCGCATGCGCACCATCAATTCGTGACGGGCGATCTTCGGGTTGGAAACGCTGCCCATGACCTTGTCGAGCAAGGAGGTACGCTCGCCAGTGTCCTGGTCTTCCAGCTCCATCGCCTGAAGGTATTCAAAGTTGGCTTTTTTTTGAGCTACCCACTCCCTGAGGCAAGGTTCAGAGCAATAAGGGGATGCCACTTTGCTGACGTAGCTAGTGGCGATCATGAGGTGCTCACGCCAGCGGTCATGAATTTTGCGGAGCTTACCTAGCCACCACTTTTCCTTTTGAAGTCTAGCAATGACACGTAATGCATCTTCTGCTGGCAGTACTTCATCGCAATACTGTTTCCAACCAGGGATTGCAATGTTGAGTGAGGTCGCTTTACTGGCAATGGCGCCGTAAGCGTAGATCGTGGAAAACTCCACATCTGCCGTTTTCTCGTACCGAAAATCAAACTCGCGCATAAACTCGCTTTTCATCAGATTGGCGAGCCTATAGGCCAGTCGTTTCAGGCGCTTTTTATCTGCCCATGGCAGCAGATGAAAATCATCACGTAGCGGAAAGAGAATTACAGGCAGATTACTTTGCGGCAGATATTGTGCGTTTACCGCATCAACACGACGCAATACATGGCGCTCAAACGTGTTGAATAGCCAGCGTACAGCCTCTTTCCGGTCCCTACGGTCCAGAGTTTCAAGGTGCATTGAAAAGCGCTTGCGGATAAACGCAGGGAGAGCCTGGACGCGGCGCCGCAGATGACGCGCCAGTCTTGCACGATCAAATGCCCTGCGCGCCTCCCCATCACGATGGCGCAACGGTACCCGATAAACAACATCAACAAGATCGCTATAGGCAAGTGCCTTACGCTCGCCTTTTGGGGTGAGATACTCAATTGCAGGCTCTTCGGCGTCGCTTGGATTAATAGCCCGCCGTGGGGCATTCCAGCTCCATGCCAGGACTGTGGAATCAGGCATAGCTCACCGTCGTTATCTTATTTTGCCAGGTCAACGCCACAACAAGCCGGCGCGCCAAACATTTCGGCATATGCCGCATCGCCCATCACCGCCCCACAGTCCGGGCAACCTCCACCTCCAGAACGACCGCAACCACCACACACGCGAAGTACGCCAATCACTTCACCGGCCATATCGCGGCTTTTGGCACTAACGGAACGGCGAACTTTGAAGGCGTGGAGATTGAAAGCGGAGTAGATCTGGCGGGTTTCTGGTGTGTCGCTGCTGGAGATAACCGAGCGCGAGCCATGCTGGCGATTAACGTCCAGTAGCGCCTTAACCAAAGCGCGGTGATCGTCCAGGGTAAATGGCTTGCCATAAGCGGTAAAATTGGCTGTTTTGCTAGTCGGGATGTACGGCGGATCGCAGTAAATCACGGAGTCCAGGCGGTTCCTTGCAACGTACGGAATGGAAGTACGAAAATCATTACAAAGAAAGAGCGCGTGAGTATCCCGTGCCTTTTCGGCAAATAGGCGCATTTCTGCTTCTGGAAAATAAGGCTCCTTATAGCTGCCAAAGGGGACATTGAAACCGCCATCCCTGTTGGTGCGATAAAGCCCGTTAAAGCAGTGGCGGTTCAGGTATAAAAATGAGGCCGCCCACCGTACAACGTAATCATCTGCACACTCGTCATCCCACGACAGGTGGTTGAACAACTTGCGCTCTTCGTAATAGCTATCTTCGTTATTGCCATTTCTGAATACGTTCCTGGCGATCAGTATCAATCTTTCTGGGTCTTCCCTGAGCGCGAGGAAGAAATTGATCAATGCGCGATTGCTGTCACAAAGCACATAGCGGCGGTATTCCGTATTCATAAAGACTGTGCCACTGCCTACAAAGGGCTCAATCAAGCAATCGGCTTTAGGTAAGTGCTTCAGCAGCTCCGGCAACACGCGGGTTTTACCGCCAGCCCACTTAAGAGGTGACTTAATCATTTGCGGCATTCCTGGTTATAGGTTTCATGGGTCATTAGTCGCCACTGCTTTCCACCGTTTTTGCTGAGCAAACGCCAACGGAGGCCAATGCGGATCACGAGATAGGCGTGTGGCTTGACGCGGGTGTAGTTACGCTGTCCACGAGCAAAGCAATTCAGGGCGGCAAGCGCCCTCTTACAAACCGGCAACGGCGCGTTACAAACAACAGACAGATGCGAATGCATGGCGGCCCTCATAGCGATCCAATGTGTGGAGAGGTCAAGCGCTGCCAGATTTCGCAGACTTGCTCCGCTTGATATCGCGCGTCAGTGAGCGTGTAACGTGCCAGGGTGCTTCTCGCATGAGGCGCATAGTCTGTGGCAGCAGCAAGGTCGAGAAGTGAACGAATGCAGCGGTATTTTGTGCCTTCAGGGAAAATGCCTGACACCTCTAAGCGATCCACGGCATAACGAAGTGAAACCAGTTTTTCCGGGGCATCTTTGAACCATACGAATAACGCCGCGTTCCGGGGACAGGTGTTGTCGGCGATGAAAGCAGCAAGGCTGCAAAGTGCATCTTCTTCAGCTTCGGTTGCGCTCATCACTTCGGCGCGCCAGTGAGAGTCTTTTTTCATCCAGTCGAATGCCGCACTAATGCTGATACGGCCCTTCAAGCTTTCAGATTTACGAATGTCTATCGAAGAATAAAAAACCTTTCCGATCTGCCCTGTTGAGGGTTCAAAAAACACAGCTTCAATGGCACACAGAGGTGATGACGGTGTCTTACTAACGTTAATCAAATCGATCATTACGTGATTCATAGTCTACTGCCCTCGCTGGTGATTGTTTCGTGGTTGGCTATCCACTGCTCAAGTGCTGAATAAATCTCTTCGGGGGTAAGGCCTTGCTCTTTCAGCAGGCCCATACGGATGCGCAGCAATCCGAGTAAGTGGGCGCGCTCGCCTTTGCGCGCATTGGTGCTGATTCCCATAAACTCTGGATCGCTTATTCCGCTTTCCGGCTTTATTGACGTAACCGACATGCAACCTCCTGAAAAAGGCAAAACAAATCCCCGGCAAAATGAATGCCGTTGTTTTTAATGCTGGTTAATTAGTGGTTAGGGCGCGGCTTTCTTTTAATCTGCTTAAATATCCTTTCATGCCAGTAATACATGAAATCAATAAAGGTCATTCGCGCGCGATCGTGATTACCGCGAATTGCTTTCTCCAGACCGTAAATAATTATATCAATTGATGGGCTGTTAGAGCTGACTGTAATACGCGCACCATTTCTCAGGTGGACAGTGAAACCCTGCTCAGCATTTTCTATCGCCTCGCGTATCAGCATTTCCTGTTCCCAAGATGTTTTTTCTTCGGTGAACATGGCGTACTCCGATGATCAGTTAAAGCGAGGGGGCTCCAGCCGCCAGGAGGCTCTAGCTCCCAGTTTCAGGTGTTCCAGGATCTCCGGTGTAACCTCTACGGTTACCGCTTGCGGCTGAACAAACGTCATAACCCTCTTCAGTTGCTCAGCGCCAAGAGATAGCAGGTCATATGGTTTAGGGATCTCACCATCGGTGATGGAAATAATGATGTTGCGGAGTTCTTCAAGGGTGCATTCATCATTCTCGCCTTGAAGCATTGCGAAATGATAAAGGTGGGATACGCCATGACGTAAAAGCTGGAGAGAGTAATCATGATTCCATTCCAGAAACTCTTTATTGAAATGGAAGCATTGTAAAAGCGAGTTAATTTTGTCTGCATATTCGAGTTTCATTTTCGCCCCCAGAGATTAAAAAGCAATAAACCGCTTTTTACTCATGATTCTGTCAATCGTTCGGCATGCTTCTGATAAAGCAAAGTCAATGCCGTAATAATGGCCTGTGTGCGTAATTTGATAGCGCTGGCGGTTGTACGGTTTTTTGCGTGGGAGTTTCAGAATAGTAAAACCACAGTAGAGGCTGGTTTTGCTATTGAGCTGTGATACTGATCCGCGGCTACCGTTCTTCATGTTTCCTCCCCTGAAACCGGCTATCGACCTGACTCACCGAGACCAAGCCACATCAACCACCCTTCCCTGATCTCCTTTGGACGACTTTCGTAGGCCAGTTTCATGCCGTTGTTCCAGGCTGGAAGGTAAACCCAGTATTCGCCGGCACGGCCAGAAGTAGACTGGGGATCGGTCATCTCGATTACAGGAAGCTTCCCTTTCTCGATCATTCCTCTTACCGCAGCCGGCGTTTTCCCGATGAGTCTGGCAAATTCCTGATAAGGAACCGCATCGGTCGTGCTTGTGATTTGCTTTACCATTAACATTTCCTCGTTATTCGGTTCATGGATTGCTCTTAATGGCTTATAGTTGGCTTTAGTGTTCAATACTAAACACTTAACTGTTTACATCTAAACACCATACTATTGAGATCTAAACACTATGTCAAACGCGTTAAACGAGAAAATCGTCTTAATAAGAAAGTCTGAGTATCTAAGTAGACAGCAACTCGCTGATCTAACAGGAATTCCTTATGGGACTTTAAGTTATTACGAAAGCGGACGCTCAACCCCACCAACCGACGTAATGATGAAGATTCTGCAAATACCTCAATTTACTAAATACACACTGTGGTTTATGACCGATCAGGTTTCGCCTGAAGCCGGTCAAATCGCACCGGCACTCGCACACTTTGGGCAAGACTTAACAACCTCGCAGCACTCAGACCAAAAGACTGGTTAACAATTAACCAGTCCTACATACATTTCAAATGTCTATTATTGGTCGAAAAGTATTCATCACATAATTGCAACGCGTTGAGGCCTAAAGGCAAACGCACCCATCGGAGGGTTTTCTTATGACTATTAAGAAACTCGATGATGGTCGATATGAAGTGGACATCAGGCCTGCTGGTCGCAATGGAAAACGTATCCGCAGGAAGTTTGATAAGAAAAGTGAAGCGGTAGCTTTCGAGAAGCATACCCAGTTCAACCATCACACCAAAGAATGGTTATCAAAACCGACGGATAAGCGGCATCTGTCTGAACTGATACAGCTTTGGTGGAATTTGAAAGGCAAGCATGAGGAGCACGGTCGGATAAACCGCAACAAGTTAGACGTGTTTTGCAGGATTACAGACGATCCTTGTGCTTTTCAGATTACGAAAGCGCTGATTAGTCAGTATTACGCGGCAAGAAGAAGCCAGGGTATTAAAGCTTCCACCATTAACCGCGATCTCAACAGTATCAGTGGTATGTTCACAGCGCTTATCGAGGCCGAGTTGTTTTCGGGTGAACATCCGATCAGAGGGCGGAAGAAGTTGAAAGAAGAAGTCCCAGAAACTGGCTATCTGACAGAGGACGAAATCAAGCACTTGCTCTTTAAACTGGATGGCGACAACAAGAAGATAGCTGTTCTGTGTTTAAGTACTGGTGCTCGCTGGGGCGAAGCGGCTCGACTCAAGGCGGAACACATCATACAGAACCGTGTGACGTTCGTTAAAACCAAGAGTAACAAGCAGCGGACTGTTCCAGTTTCAGCGGAAGTGGCAAAACTCATAGCGGATGGTAAGCGAGGGTTGTTATTTGGTAAGGCGTCTTATTCTGACTTCAGGCAGATACTCAGGGAGGTAAAACCTGATCTTCCGACCGGCCAGGCGACGCATGCACTACGCCACAGTTTCGCGACGCATTTTATGATTAATGGGGGGAGCATAATTACATTACAGAGGATCTTAGGACATGCGCGAATTGAGCAAACTATGGCCTACGCTCACTTTGCACCGGAATATCTTCAGGACGCGATCTCGCTTAACCCGCTGAGAGGTAGCGCTGATGTGTGAAACGTCCACATAATGTCCACAGATGGGTAATTAGTTATGGCTTTCAATGGTCTTGCGTGCCGCGCAACTCCGCATTGTACCGTTGAAAGCCCCTTGTTCCGGGTGTCTCCAACGCACCCGACGGGGCTTTTTTTCCCACCGCGTGGACAAGTATTCCCCAGACAGATGTGATAAATTTAAAAATATCACTGTTTATTTGACGCTGATGTCCGTTTGCAGCCCAATATGCTGGGGTGACGTTTGGCGTGCTGGAGCTGTATTATTCATGTCAGATTTTATTCTTGCCCGGGTGTCGCAAACCCTCGCTGCGGAACAGTCCCTGGAAACCCTGGTGCGCCAGCTGCTGGAGATGCTGGAGGCGGTGACCCGAATGGAGTCCACCTACCTCACCCGCATTGATACCAACGCCCAGCGGCAGCAGATCATGTTCGCCCACAACAGCAGCGAAATGCAGATCCCGGAAGGATTTTCCGTCCCCTGGGATGAATCCCTGTGCAAACGCGCCCTTGAGGATCAGTGTACGTTTAGCAATGACGTTGCCAACCGCTGGCACTCCTGCATCGCCGCCCAGGAGCTGGGAATCGCTACTTTTTTAAGCATTCCCGTCCGCCTGGCCGACGGCTCTCTGTTCGGCACCCTCTGCGCCACCAGCCGGCAACAACAGCCTTATAACCTCGAAGGCGAACAGGTCATGGGCCTGTTTGCGAAGCTCATTTCCCACTACGTGGAAAAAGACACCCTGGTGCAACAGCTGCAGGCGGCAAACGTCGCGCTGGAGCTGCACTCGTCTACCGATGAGCTCACCCAGCTTCCCAATCGCCGCGCGCTGTTTAAGCAGCTGGCGTTACGCTTTGCCTCCGCCCGTGCCCAGCAGCAGCAGGTCTCGCTTATTTTTATCGATCTCGATGGTTTCAAAGCCATTAACGATCGGTTCGGCCATCCGTGCGGCGACAGCTTTCTGGTGCAGGTCGGCAAACGACTCACCGCTGTCGCGCGCCGGGAAGATATCGTTGGCCGCCTTGGCGGCGATGAGTTTTTGATCGTCGGTAGCGCCCAGCAGCCTGCCGCACAGCAGGCGTATGTCACGTCCCTGCGTCAGGCTCTGTGCGGCGTCTACTTCCTCGGCGAACAGCGTATCGACTATGAGGGCGCCAGCTTCGGGGTGGTCACCTGCGATCCGCAGAGTATCGATGTTGAAGCGGCCTTACGCGCTGCCGATGAGGCGATGTACCAGGATAAGAAGTCCCGCCGCCAGGAGAATTTCATTCATATTGACTAA